TGAGTTCCCGATGTAAGGATGCTGTTTATATTCCCTGAATAGATTCCTTTACTCAATGAGTCCTGTTTTATTTGCAAATTCTGGTTTAGTTCATATAACATCGACATTATATTGTCACCATTGCAATAAATAGCACCTGGCTTTACCAAAGTATCTCCTATCAGCGTACCGTTTTGATTAAACATCCTGTAAGCAAGTCCATTAGATGATATAATGTCTGAGTGCATTCCTACAATAGTCCATGTTTTCTGGTCTGTGCTCGTTGATTCCGAGTATGATAAATTTATCGCATCTCCTCGGATCTCTATATTTCCTTCATATTTATGATATAGGTTATCTTCCATCTTTCCGGAAACCCGCGAAAATTCACTTCTAAATATTGCTCCATTAAACTGAAACCCGTCAAAACTTTCCGCTTCGATGTTGTCAGCCCTGAATTTAAATAATTCCCATGCTGTCCCACTCCAGCGATATGTCGCATCCTTAATCAAACCGCTTACTGCACCGGTATGTTTCCAGAGCATACCGGTGTATTTTGTTGTCGGTGCTGTTGCGGATTCTATAATTCCCGTTGGGTCTCCGGGCTTTCCCGCCTGTCCTTGTTCTCCTCTCAGGGACAACGAAAACGAGAAAACTTTTGTAAAACTCTTCCCGTCCACATTAATGACAATTTCTACATTACCACTTTTCGTAGTCAATGCAGTTGTTGCTTTAAAAGTTATTTTACAGGATGTTGTTCCGTTTCCTGTTACATCTGCCGTCAGTCCAGTAAATCCCGTTGCAATACCTGTTGAATTTCCAGAAACCGTTGTACTCCCTATCTTTGAAACTGTTGCTGCCATCTGGGATGTGTTCTTATACGCTTCAATATTGGTTACCGTACTTCCTGCAAGCGCCGCTGACACCCCGGCAGCAAATGAGTATGACTCGTTTGACAATAATACTGTATATCCCGTACCATCACTTACGTATACCAATGTTATGATTGCACTTGCTTTAACTGCCATTTTACTTAGTCCTCCAAGTTGACTTTATATGTTGCTTTGTTTGATACGTCACCAGCTGATACCGTAAGAGTCGTGCCGGTTGCAATAGCTGTCGTTCCTCCGTCTTTGTACCATTTTAATGTTCCTAATGCTGTCAAAGCGCTCCCAGTTACTTCTACACCACCCTTGTATACATGGGCGGTCATTGTCGTTGCAATTGCAGTATTTTTAAAAATCGTTCCATTTGAAGAAGTAATTTCCGTATTAATGGCATCTGATCCGTTTAATCCATTTCTTGATACGCTGTATGATGTTGTTTTCTTTCCATCACTGTAAGTTACTTCGGTTTTGGTCCATAAATACTTTCCCGTTCCTACGCTCGGAACAGATGTTTGCCAGTTTCCAGTCGGTGTTGCTGTACCGGAATCGCTTACCTGATATGTAACAGATGTTGAAGCTACCGTTACACTTGTCCCGTTATTTCCATTTTCCGGATTACGTGTTACCCCATATGCTGTTGTCTTTTTACCGTCACTGTATGTTACTTCGGTTTTGCTCCATAGATATTGTCCTACAGGTACCGCTGGTGGATTTGCAACCCATGACCCAGTTGGCGCTGTTGTGTTAGATGTTCCTGCCTGATAAGTTGTCTCTGTTTTTGTAATTGTGATACTGGTACCGTTTCCGCCTTTAAATGCAATAGCAAAACTGAACATCTTATTAATTGTTATATCACCGATAATTACAGGTATTTCAAACGATCCTGATGTCTTTAAAGCCGATGTTGCCGTAATCGTAATAGTGGGCATTGGTGTTTTTCCATCGCTTACCGCACTAATTCCAGTCGGTGTTGAAATGGTACCTATGCTACACGCTACCTGTTCACCGCCGCATAATGCCATGATCTGGCATGTTGTCGATTGTGTCCCACTGACACTATTTGTAGTTCCTAAAAATGTATAATTATCATTTGTGAGATGAACTGAATAACCATCTGTTAGGTCTATAAGGTCAACTTGTGCGCTTGATTTAATTCCCATTTTATAATCCTCCTAATAATCTAATCCACAGTCTAAAGTTATTTTGTTATATACATCCTGCGGTGATAATGTAAAAATAAACCCATCGTCTGAAAATCTCGGATCGCTCCGATCAATGGGGGTAAACTTGGTTTCTCCAACATTTTTATATGACCATATAAGTTTTGCATTGCTCCCAAATTTTTCTCGAAGCTTAGCTGATGTATCTATTATCGTTTCTCCAACAATGACTGATGCTGTCATGATTGTTGATACTCCGGTATTTTTAAAAGTGAATCCATTGACACTTGAAATATGTACGATTATCGCATCAGTACCATCCCGAAGCTTTGCCAGCGTTATTGTGTCTATGGCCACCTGTGTTACATCCAACGCCCGGATCAATGCTGTATCCTTCTTCCAGGCTGCCGAATCCTCTGATATCGTTATTTGGGAATTGGTTTCTTCCGGAATAAAATCAACCCATACATTATATTGATCAAGATACTGCCATTTTCCGTGATTTGTGTTCTGGTATTCCGCTGTAAGTATTATGGTTTTAGGATCTGGAATCGAACTTCCCGACACATACTTCATTACCTGATCACCGGTTATAGTACATAATTTAGCATCCTCCCCGTGGTATCCGTCTTTTACTTTTGCATAAGTAAAGGTAAGAGTGCATTCTATACCGTCTATTATAACCGGGATATTTACTGCCCCATTGTCTGCCAGATCCTTACCCTTTAATGCCGTAAATACGATCGTGGATCCGCTTATACTTATTCCCATCCCGTCCACCGGCTGAATTGTGCCGATAACCGGCGTGAGCTGCTTCGTGCCCCTGAATCCTACGGCAACCGTTGACACGGATATGTTTTTGGCTATATTACCATCATAATCAGCATTAAACACATGACTGGCAGTGCTTAAGTACAGTGTATATGCATCCGCTCCGTGGCCACCATCTTCCCCCGGCCTTCCCGGCTCACCATCATTTACATTTGCCACGGTTACTTCGCAGTACCCACGGCTTATTCCAGATTTATCCGTTGCTTCATAGCGGTATACAGCTTTCCCCGGTATGTCCGCGGCATTTACCTTTATGGATTTTCCCGTACTAAGCTTTTCCCCGTCTACGGTCCATTGGATTGTGAGCGTATTGGTCATGTCCTTCCCTACATCCATGACAGATGCAGTCAGTGTGGTGGATCCTTCCCCGTTCTGGAAGATAATCCCATTGTCTGTCAGGATGGAACAGGTATATACCTTATTGGCATTGATCAGATTATTCATCTTCTGGAGCAGGACCGGGTCTATTTCCGACTGAAGCTCCTTGAAATTACTAAATGTTGTCTTATTCTGTGTTGGATCGGTAAAACTGCGGGACTGCTCCGTAACTCTGGCCTGTAAATACAATTCCGGTGTATATTCATCATCTGCGATTGTTATGGTATCCCCGATCCCTGTATCAAAGTAACCGTCAACCTCATAGCTGACCTGCGGGACACAATTCTTTTTCAGCTCCGCCAGTGCCTGTCCATACAGTACATTTACATTGTCTGTATCATATTCCCAGATCTGGGCGATATACCTTTCATTTTCATTAGCCAGCAGATTTGAGGGGAACCGGTCCCTTGCCTGTACGGCATAGATATTCCTTTTCCCCGCCGGACAGGTATACTCCACTTTTCCACTGGAATCATATTCAGTCTTATTCAGGCTGCTCACTGTAAGACCATTCCTCCCAATCGGCCTGATTGCAGTGTATAAATCGGTTATATCGGATGTTTTCGTAATTCCTGATACATTCTTACCATACCGCAGGATCATGTCTGTACGGTCCGTTCCAACGCCCTGTACAGTGTCTGTATGTTCCCTGTAAACATTCATGACAATTTTTTTCAGCGAATAATCTTCATTCAATTCAGGCATGAATTCAACTTCTGCCCCAAATACATTAGCTAAAGAGAATATTCTGCCTAACATTGTCTCCGTACCGGTCCACTCATGGGAAATGGATTTTCCGGACACCTCGTTTTTTCCCAAGACAACAACCTTTTCATAATCAAATACATCCAGATACTGTGCAAACGTCATGGCACCGGATGACTTATATGCCTCCTTCTGCTCATTCAGCAGTTCAAAGTTCAGGCTGTATGCCGTTACTTCAATTTCGTATTCATTCCGGACCACTTTCATGATATTTAGATAATAGTCATTTCCCCTATACCGGAAAGCCAGCTTGTTTCCTTCCGCCAGATAAATCGCATCTTCATGACGCGCGTTGGCTTTGAAGGTATATGTATTGGCGGATCCCTTGAGGTATTGGTGCAGCTCGTCATCATAATAGTGCATTGATCCTGCTACCGTATTATCCAAATAGGCACACACCTTGTCGTATGTGTTTAATATCGCGATCCTTATGGTGTCCATTATAAATACGCCTCCCTTATTTTTGCCGTTATGGTTGGCGGCGGGGTGCTGAAACCAGAGTAATAAAACTGGACCTTAGTCTCTCCGGGCGGAGCCAGAAAGTATTTGCTCCCGATCCGCTCATCATCCATGCTCAAAATGCCATTTACATAAACCTTCGCCGTGGATCCGTCTACAAACACCGTACTCCCGCCTGCATACCGATTCGGTATATCACGCAGATATGGTACATTGTCCTTCCTGAAGGTCAGATATCCAAAATACATCCTTGTTACTAGGGTTCCAGTGCCACGGCTCCCAAACTGGCCTAGAAATACCGTTATAGTTTTCGCCTTTTTTGCCGCCAGCGCGGGGACGCGAAACTGGTAGTTCTTTCCCCCAAAATAAAAGTTAAACAGTTCCCCGCTTTTCTGTATATACATCTGCCCCCTGTTCTGTATTGTGACAGACTGATAATTTGGTTCGTAAATGACCCGCTTCATCTCCTGCAACTGGATCAGCATTATGGCAGATGCCTGATTCTTGTTTGTTGATGATTTGACTATATGTATGGATGCCAGATGCTGTCCATTCTCATCGCCCAATACAAACTCCAGAAGGCCGGTCTCAGGTACCCTTCCAGTCTCAAACCAGACCTGTGTTTCCGCCCGGAAGTTCGCTGCTCCCACTTCTCCATTGCTGTCTGCCGGCAGGGTAAGCATTTTACTGGCTCCGTGCCAGTTGCTCCCGCTCCCTGCACTTCCTAATGCCAGGTAATCATAAAAGGTCGCCCACGTCCCGTTTTTCGGAAAGTTCTCGGTAAGCACTCCCTGACCGTTTGTCATGGCATTGTAGTCCGCAGCTTTTCGATAATTAACAAGTACCTGTGATTTCTGCAAGGTTTCTTTATCTACCTCATCCGCGGACCCGAGCTGTATGACCCCATGATCACTTACGATGCCTATATAGCCATTCTCATGATTATGGGTGATCGTATAATCTATGGGGACGGATTCTGTACCATTGTTTACGATCGTGGCTTCCAAAATCCCATTCGTGTTCACCGCTGAAAATGTCTTTTCAACTTTAGAATGTGCTAATCCGTCCGAAATAAGAAATGTCAATGTCCCGCTGCTTGATAAAAATTCTTCCTCCAGAGACTGCTCACCATCGAGAATCGCGTTATAATATAAGGCGGGTTCATCACTAAAAATAAGTTCTTTTTCCACCTTTGAATTCAATATCCCGGCAGTTTTTCTTCTGAAATCACTTAAATCTTTAGCTAAATGATTATCAATTATATAGTCAAATGAGAGTCGTTTCTCTTCACGGCGCGAATATACTAACTCCACTCCATCACCGTTTCCTATTGATCGTGTTTGATTTGACACGCCCGGTGTCAGGTTCCGGTTAAGCTTTGTTATCTTAACCGGAATTACCACTCCTCCGAATGTAGCCGTTAATAATCCCATCAGTTCCTAACCCCCTTTAACTGATTTTGGAATTTATCCATCTCTTCTATCAGTGGTTTCGTGTATTTTACAGTCTGCTTCGCCACCGTCTTCCCATCCAGAATATTAGAGATATTCATGGTTATATTGATGACTTTATCTCCAAATACTTCAAGTACTGCATCCTGCATAAAGGTTTTCAGTTTATCCAAAGGTGCAATTGCTTCTGGTCCAGCTTCTCCGGCTCCACCAACGCGATTATTCCCCATATCAAACAGGGCCGGTTTTGTCAGTATACCCCCATCCTGAAACCATCTGACGTCAAGTGTCGGAATCCTTGGAATTATGGTTGACAAATCAATATCTCCTACGCCTTCCTCGTATCCCACTCCCCTATAGGCCGCTGCCAGACTTCCATACCGTGATACCGCATATCTGATTGAGGCTAACATATTAGACAACGGGTCCCAAATATTAGATTCAAACCCCGGCCTTGCGTAAGCCCTGAACGTCGGGTCAATTACCTGCAGCAAGCCTTTTGAAGGTGTGCCATTGATTGCATTAATATCCCAGTTGTTAATTGCATTTGGATTTCCACCGGATTCTGTCTGCATCTGGTATAATAACCTTTCAAGATTTGCTTCTGTATACTGTCCTTCCATCTGCAATGCTTTCTTTGCAAGTGTACGCCACTGTTCAACGCCGGCGGTCGGATTATAATTTACGTTTGATTGTGTATCAAAAATGCCTTTTATAAAATCAACCACGCCGTCAAACACTTTACCTACCGCTCCTGTTGCAACAGATAACCAAGGTTCCATGATTCCAGACAGGTCCGTAAACTTATCCAGTGCAATCTGTACAATCTTTGACGGATGAGTTATATAATCCCATACATTTCCCGTAAAATCCTTTATTCCATCCCATATTCCGCCAAAAAACTCGCCTATACCTCCCGCGAAGTGTGGCAGGCTTTCCAGAAAGCCCTTGGTTTCCCTGGCTGGCATGATCTTTGTTCCCTTTTTGAGAGGCAATACGACATCCCTCCCCGCAGGGATGAATGGTTTTCCATTGGGCGGCACGATCATTTCTTTGTACACGGACCCTTTCTGGTCATTAACGACCCCGATCGTATCTTTCTTAATCCCTCCTGCGCCTTTTGCAAAATGAGGTACTTCCCACAAAGCAAATTTTTTATCAGATCCCACTTTATCAAGAATCCAGTTGACACCATTAATCACGCCGTTGATTGCTTTTCCAATAGGCTCTATGATTCCATTGGCAATGCCTTTTACAATCCCGCCCAGAGTTTTCTTAAGATCATTGAACCCATCTTTTATATATTTCCAGACAGACCCAAAAACGTCGGTTGCTTTTGTTTTAATCCCATCCCATATTCCGCCCAGAGTATCTTTAATGGTATTCCAAACGCCTGAAACAGTATCCTTAATTCCATTCCAGGTATCCCGGAAGAAATTTGCAATCGGTGTAAATATCTCTGAAGCTTTTGAACTAATCCAATCCCATGCTGCTTGGAGTGCTTCTTTTATGCCTTCCCATGTCTCTGATGCAATACTTGAAATACTTTCCCATATATCCTTGAAAAAATCAGCAATAGGATTGAATATCGCCGCAGCCGTATCCTTTATCCAAGTCCATGCTGCCGACAATCCGGCTTTTATCACTTCCCATATAGTATAAATAACCGCATATATCGCATAAAAAACACCTTCGATAATACCCTTGATGAGATTTAATGGAATCTCTATAATGCTGTAAATTTTGTTCCATGTATCCTTAAAAAAATCTACGATCCCATTCCAGATACTCTCCACCGTATCTGTAATACTGTTCCAAATATCAGATGCCTTTCCTGCTATTGAATCCCATAAATCCGCAAAGTACTTTTTCACTTTATCCCATATTTCACAAACTGAATCCGATATGCCTTCCCATACCTCTGAAATCCATTCTTTAAAGTCCTCCCACTTATCTGAAAGCCAGTCCGTTATTGCACCCCAATTTTTTATGACAACTATAATTGTTGCAATTGCTGCCGCTACCGCCGCAACAATACCAATTATAGGGGCAAGCCCAACACCAACAAGTGAAACAAGTGCCCCATTTACCGCCATTACCGTTGCTATTATAGGCGTTACAACCGCTACCACTGCCGCTATTCCTCCAATCACTTCAATGAAATTTCTCACTGGCTCTGGTAAATCTTCAAAGTTTTTTGCAATTTCAGAAATGAATTCCAGTACGGGAGTTATTGCTTTTTGAATATCTTCTCCTATCGGAAGTAATGCATCTGACAGCGTCCTCATGGCCGCTTCCATTTCCTGAGATGATGTGGTGGTATCTTCCTGAAATTTGGCAGCCTTTCCATCTACATCCGTATAAGAGTCTCCCACTGAAGTGAGGGCAGATATGAACTTCATGCTCCCATCTTCTGCCATTGTTCCAAATGCAAGTGCTGCTTTGTTTAGTTTATCCTGCTGATTTTCTGTGCCCTGGATGTCCTGAACAATGGCATCAATCACCTCTTTCTGTGTAGCCCCTCCTTGCTGCCACTGTTTAAATATGTCTTCTACCGACTGACTCCATCCGCCAGCTCCTTCTTCTAGTTCACCTGTCTTTTCATTTATTTTTGACATCGAATCAGCAATTGTCCCATCTGCGATACGAGTTGTCACCTCATTAATAGCATCATTTACTTTGTCAAGATTATACGCACCGTTATCAAGACCATTCTGTAGGAGTTGAAAATATTCCTCCGCAGAATATCCTGCCTCTGCAAATTTCCCTGAATACTCTGAAAGGTTGTCTCCCAACTCATTTGTCTTGTCAAGGCCTCCCTGTGTACCAGCCACCAGCATGTCCATTGCATCAATTGCATTTAATCCAAAATGCTCCATAAGCCCATTAACACCGCGCATACTTTCTGACATGTCAATTCCGTATGTATCCTCTAAAATCATCCCCTGCGAAATAATATTTTCTAAATCCGCGTCATTCAGGTCTTTTATGTTGTCCTTTACCAATATAACGGCATTCGCAACCGAATCCAGTGAATCTCCCAGCCCGCTCTCATACACTTTTTTTATCAGATCTGCATTTTTTTGTGCTGTCTCTCCAGTAGCATCAAATCTGGAGTTCACCTTTATCGTAGCATCTTCCATATTTTGAAAAGAATCAAGGGCATTCTGTCCAAGTTCTATAACCTTGTCACCGAGTTCACTTATCTGCTCCCCGGCTTCCATCAAATTTCCAGATGCAATACCTTCTCCTATATCGTTCAGGGCATCTTCTGCATCTCCGGAATCAGTTTTTAATTCCTGAAGGGATCTGCGAACCTCATCAACTCCACTGTCATCTATTTGGTTTAATGCAGTCCTCATTTTTCCTAGATCTGTATCCGCTCCGAGTGCCGCTTTCCCGATCTTATTAATAGCAATAGTTAGATCGTCACTGTTCGCGGTGCCATTTCTTAAAGCATTTGTGAGCTTTGTTCCGAGAATATCTTGAAAATCATCTATGCTTTTTCCTGTGGCTTCAAAAAGAGTATCAAGCTGCTTTGTGCTTTCTTTTAATTTTTTCTGCTCTGTCTCCATCCTTTCTGCCTGAACTTTGTAAGAATGAAGTGACTGCTCCGTTTCCGTAAGAGTTCTCTGGAATTCTCTGTATTCCTTTTCGCCAATATCACCAGACTTAAACATCTTCTCAACTTCGCCTTGTGCTTGTTTAAGAGCGTCCAGTTTCTTCCCTGAATTTTCTATTGACTCCGCCAGTATTTTCTGTTTCTGGGACAGTAGCTGTGTGTTACCCGGATCAAATTTCAGGAGTTTATTTACCTGTCCCAGTTCTTTGTTCAGACTGGCAGATGTACTATCTACATCTTTTAGTGCCTTATCTAGTGCGCTGGTATCCGCGCCAAGTTGTATCGTAATACCTTTGATTTTTTTATTCGCCATCTGGTTACCTCCTAGAAATTATCAAAATCATCCTGAGTGGCCTTTCTTGCGTTTGGTTTCCGTTTCTGTTTCTTCTGGCTGTCAACATATTCCTGAATAAAATCAAGGCAGTCTCCAATTGTCATTTCTGCCATTTCATCCGGCGTTAGACCCACTTGTTTGCAAACAAATAAAAAGGACTCCGCAGTGAATATCTCTCCACTACCGGAATCCTCATCATTTATTTTTTTTTACTCTGCTGTACTGAACTGGTTAGCATATCTTGTATTTCCGGCATAATCTCCCCGATTGGGAATGTTTCGAATCCATCCAGCCATGTGATTGGGTCTGGAATAGTGGGATCTGCTGCTTTTGCCATAGTCCACACAACGTCGTATATCATTTCCATATCGAAATGTTCCAGATTCTCAAAGGATATGTCGGACAGATTTAATTTTCCCTTCCCCTTTGTTCCTGCCGATTTTGCAAGTTTCAGCATGTCCGCAAAATAATCCCGCCTGTACTGGGCCTTATACAATTTAGGCAAGGCCGCCGTTGACCGCAGTCTTACCGGTTTTTCGTCTATATAAATTGTCTTTTCCAATTGTTTTCCTCCTAAATTATGAAGAGGCCAGGTTCTTCCCGGCCTCCTTTTTTAATCTATGCTCCTGCAGCTTCATCCGCTTTCTCGTACACCTTTGTGTACCATGCATCGTATACCGCCGTGGTTACTCCTGCTGTTGTCTTTGCTTTAACCACATTATTATCCGGCCTTGGACTCACAATAATTGACAAATCCGTTGTGTTTGGCTCTCCACTGTCTTTTGTAGTGCTGGCAATAGACGGTCGGTTGGCAGAGCAATAATACATTACATGTCTAGTTCTCTTTTTGTCCCCTTGGAACTCATACATGAGTGCGAACCGATTTGTTTGCGCATCTGCGCTCTCAATCATTACTCCACTTTTTGTCTTCTCTTCGCCAAGAACATCCTGCTTAAATTTGTCCGGCACTCGTGCCAGTGTTAAGGTTCCATTGTATCCCTGATTATTTGGATTTGTATAATAGTCGATGTCATCAGCTTTAAACTGAATCAGATCTCCATTCGCATCCAGGGTCAGTGATACAGCACCCGGAAGCCTTTCTGGTGTTCCGAATGTCAGCGCATTTGTTTCCTCATCCACGGTAACAATTGCATAGTGAGCATTGCTCAAACCAAATTCTACTTTGTTTTCTACTGCATCCATATTTCTTCCTCCTAAATATTGATTTCATATGCTTTTAAGTACATATTTTCAGAATCTAAAAAGCTCTCGTATGATTCATACGGGAGCTGATTATCGTTTAATAGTTTCTTTACTTTCGCCTCAAGTTTTAAATCCTTTGCCTTGCTGTAAACCTCAATCGTTACTCCGTATCCTTCGAAGTAAACCGTATCGTCTGCAATGAAATTATTGTCTTCATCTGCATAATACACGATATACGGGAGCTTTGGCACCTGCCCGACAGCAAAACAGTGGTAGGCAATAGGCAGTCCCAGAGTATCTAACAGTTTTTTTAGTTCTGGCAGCGTCATGATTTCAACTCCTCTACTAACTTATGTTCGTACTCCTTAATCGCCCTTCTTTCTGCCGGTTCAATATGTGGGTACGCGGGAACATCCTTCCCAATTTTTCTCCCACCACGCATTAGTTGGTGTCCTTTTTCCAAGAGGTGTGTCAGTCGATAGGAAGGGTCTTTGTTATATACTTCTGCCCCTGCCCTGTATGATGCATACGTCCAGTTTTTATAATAATGGATTCCTTTTCTTCCGGGACCTACCGGGCTTGTTTCCTTCAGATCCTTCACTGTGCCTTTAGCCACTTCCACTGCCGCTTCTTGTGAATTCACTTTCACGTCCTCAGCATATTGCTTCAGAGTTTTTGCAATTTCGGTCCCTAACTGCTCCGCCTTAATTTTCTTGCCCACTCTTATCCCCCCTCTTTTCGGTGCAGGTCAGCTCTAATTCCTCCGTGCTGATCGGATAAGTTTTTAAAATATACAGCCTTTTTCCTTCGAACTCTATAATATTCTCTCCATTGTATTCATACGGGTGCACAATCAACGTTTCTGATATTTTGATTCCATTCTGTCCTGCATAATAGACCTCTTGTCTGGGTGTTGGTTTTTTACAGCAGCACACTGTTGTTTCAGACACTACTGGAATCTTCTGTCCCAGTTCATCTTCCATGTATCCTCCCGCTCCTATGAGTGTTACTTCATCATCCCACGTTAGATTCTCCATCCACCTTGGCCTCCTTTTTTATAATCAGATTTTTCAGCCTAAACTGAATGCTCCTCGGTGTGGTTCCGTCCTCTGGATGCTGGTATTTCCATACAGCCCAGTCTAATACAAAAAGAACCTGATCAGCTTTTGATTCTTCCATCATTATTCCGTGGGTATTCTTACAATCGCTTACTATCCCATCAATAATGGCATTAAGAAGAGGATCTCTAATACTTGTCGAGATCCCCAGTCTTGCTTTCAGCAGTGGCAGCACTTTTTCTTTCATGATCCCACCCCTATTCTTTTTTCTCCTCTTCCCTGCGTATCAAAGGAATTCCTATTTTATTTTTATCAGAAGACAGCTCTGCAATACGGGCTTTCGTCTTCTTACCCTGGTATTCCTCTCCGACCTCATAGATTCTTTCATTGTCCTGTAGATCACGGAATTTACTGATTACTACGTACTTCATCTTTTATGCCCCCTCTACCTGTTCTCCTGATTCATTTGTTGGTGCCGGATCGTTTGCGGGTGTCGGATCGTTTGCGGGTGTCGTAGTTTCATTTTTATATGTAATGTAATATCCTGCATCGGTATCAGTTACCTGTACGTCGTAACGCACAATACCGGCTAAAAGTTTTCCGTAAATCTGGTTATCAACCCATTCTACACTTGTGCGTTTGCGATCAAAGAAGGTCAAAAATGACTTTGCATCTCCCACAAATCCAACAAGGTCACCGTCAGCGGTCCCAATCATATCATCATCAAGTGTAATGACCTCCCGCCCCAGAAGGACTTTACCACTTGTAGCCGTAATCGAGTCCTGAAGCAGATACCGTCCGTTCTTATCCTTAAGCTTATCCAGTTCGGCATACAGAGAAGAAGAAATAATAAACTTAATTGGATAAACCTTTTTAATACCTTTGTTTACAAGGTCCTTAAGTCCGTCAATTCCTACGACTTCCTTCGCTGTAGCTGTCTTTAATTTTGATGCAATATCCGCATTCGAAGTATTCAGGGATTGTGACTGGATATCATCGCGAATCAGCCCTGTCACGTCGTAATCTGCATCATCAATCACTTCCTGTGAAATCGGAATATATCCGCGCCGTGTTGCTACCTCGAAATTAATTTCTGTAATGGTAGGATTTGCAAGTTCCGGATTTTTTGCCAGCTCAGCCACCGTGCTCATTTTTCCGCTTGATTTGGCAATTACTGGATACTTTCCGTTCGAGCTGTTTACCGGCACAACTTTAACATAATTTCTTAAATTCACCTCGTCCTCTGGTTTCATTTGAGGCGTAAGCAATTCCTCCGGAATTAGTGCTCCGCCATCAACTGAGGTGAATCCGTCCCTTTCCTGCCCTTTAGATTTCACAAACCTGTTAATGCTGCTTCTGATTTCGTCAAGTTCTTCATCATTTTTTCTTCCCATTGCTCCTCTATTCCCTCCTGTTCTGGTATTTGTAGCTTTTTTATTCAGCTTTTCTAACTCTCCCCTTAATTCCTCAAGCTCCTCTTCTGCAGCAGTAAGCGTAGTATCGTGTGCTTCACGGTCGGCCATGAATGTGTCAACCTCGCCTTCCAGGGTCTTCCGTTCTTCTTCCGTCTTCGCCTCATTAATCGCATTTTCAATTTCCTTCTCCCTTGTTTCAAACTCTGTGCTTTTCCTTCTGAGTTCTTCTAATACTGCCTCTTTATCTTTTATTGTTTTTGCTAACATAATCTGTCTTAATGCCATTATTTTTGTCCTCCTTTTAATTTGTTTGTGATACTGTGCCTCCACTGCTCCATCTGTTTTTCCCTGTACTGTTCAACCTGATTATGCCGGGCCTGTACACCTGTATCCTCATAAGCTGGAAATGTACAAACTGAAACCTCATGAAGATCTATTTTTTCAAGTGTCCATTTCACTGTTCCATCATCCCGCCAGTCTGTCTGCTCTTGTAGAATATTAAAACCGAAGGAGCACTGGTCCACATCCCCACGCTTTACACGTTCATACAGGTTAACCGCATCCGTATCTCTTTCATTGATTTCGATTTCTCCCCACAGCCCACGCGAATCAACTTTCAGGTGCAGTGTCCCTGCTTTGTTCCGCCCCAATACCAGCGTTGTGTCATGGTTAGACAATGCCCGGATATCGTTACCCAGAGTTTCGTTAAATGCCTCCGGTGCTATCTCCTCGTAAGCACCTGTCCACAGTTCTGTCTCTCGGTTAAACACAGCAAAATAGCCTTCGATTAGTCTCTTTCCGCTGTCCTCTTCTCTGGTCTGAAACTGTGTCAAAGAGGTTCGGGTAAGATTTTCTTTATCTCTGTTCTTCAATTATTCATCACCACCTTTCAATTTCTTTTGATCTCCAATCATCCCCTGCGGTATGAAATTCTCTAATATAATAAGTTCATCTAGACCTTCTTTCGGGGAATCTCCTATCATGTTAAGAACATCATTTCCCGTATAGATTCCACGTATATACAGGTCCATTCCTATTTCAGCAAGCTCTTTCGTGTCGTAAGCCATTAGGCTCTTCGAATTACACTTAAAATACCAGTTCGGGTTATAGATCAGCCCTTTTGTAAGTGTCTGTTGGAATGCATCAGCAATGGCTTTTATACGCGTTCTGACAAAATTATTATATTCATCTTTATTAAATGTCCCGACTCCTAAAATAAAAGCCGGTACATCCAGCAGTGCTGCTACAGTTTTCTTATCTATCTCTACGGATTCATTAATCGCGATATCATTAAGAGATAATGGTTTTACCTCAGACACTTCCAAAAGCTCTGCCGGAATAATCCACGGTTCTCCGGGCTTTGATTCGCCCAGATATTTCTCCTTGATCTGCTGTCTTCCAGCATCACTTGCCATCTCTTCATTCATGGCATCAACCCTGACGATAAGATTCGGCATATACTGTCCGCTCATAAACGCCTTTTTTGTTGCCGTGGCCTGTTTTAGATTCTTTGCGATATCCTTTAGCGGTATTCTGTATCCGGTCCCTCTCCAGGGTCTCTCTGGATCTGGATTGATAATAAAGTGAAGTACTTCATCGGGATAAAATGTTTTATTTCCATACTCTATCTGGTATGAATCATCTGTTTCAATGAAACTGATACCGGAAGGTTTCAGTGGTTTTAAATCACTTATCAGCCCATCTTTTATGATAGGGTGCACAACTGCATTGCCATCTCCCGGAAGAAGCATGGAATACACGATGTTATATACCCATGCTTTTCTCGTCATTATGGAGTATGGCTCAATGTCTATTTTTCTGGATAGTTCATTTTTTATCCGTACATCCCCATTTCCCCTGTTTTCCATCAGATGAATAGTCATTCCAGACACAAGATCTGCAATTTTCTGACATGCTGCACGTATCTCTGGATTGTCAGATAATCTTACATATCCAGACGGCAAGATGAAATCTGAAAATGTTGCCCCCTGATACACAACATTAATATCCTTTTTTTCCTTTTCGGGATCTGACCGTATATTATTTCTTTTTTTGTTTCTCTTTGACATACTCTTTCCTCCTTCTACTGCTCCTGCTTCCTGTGAAGCCATTTATTAGCCACATTTCCAAGTGCCATATCCGCCAGCATTTGGCAGCACGAGAACACGCCCGCGTCAAACAGGTCTATGCGGTTTACACCGCCGTCTCCGTCAATCTTCTCGTACTGGATCATGTCATCGGTCTTTTCAATGGCACGCACATTCTGAACGCAATATTCAAACGCATCCGAATGCAGATAGTAAAACTTTTTATTTTTCACAGCGACTTCTATATGCCTGAATCCTTCAGATTTTACGTAAAAATACTGAGGCTGATCTAAGATGCGGAATCCTGCCTTTTTCATTTTTAGGAAGAATTCACGTCCAAATTTTTTGTCAAATCCCACCAATTTTACTTTAAAGCCCATCTGCCTCATAGATATAAACCAATTTACAATATCATCCGGAAGGACTGTGGCCGTATTACTCATAGTCAGCCAGTTATCCTCTTCCCATCCAAATAGTGGTATGCCGTCTTTGTCTGCCTTTTCGACTGCCGCCGCCCGTGGGAAGAAAGCGTGTGTAATGCATATATCTATGCCTTTGTAATTTCCATATAACGCACCAGCTGTAAGGTCATGCAGTTTAGATAAATCAGCTCCGCCATACCATACAATGGGTAATTTGGCCAATTCTTCCAGGGACCAGGTATATTCCGTATCTGACGCGCGAAATTCGTCAATGTTGAAATAAGCATTTAGCGCATTTGTAAAGATATTCAGTGTTTTATTTAAGTACTCTGACCTCAGCTGCGGCTCATTCATTGCCTGTGCTGCATCGTCAAGAAGTTCCTCAATTGTTACAGTCACTCCAATTGAAGGCGTGCACATCCGCAGCACCTCCGGATCGTCAAGTGTTGTGGCTTCACCTTTGCTGTTTAGTATATTTCCATCTTTATCTTGATCCGCTTTACAGATAAAAATGAAATAGGAATCATATGCCTTATCAGTTATGGAACCATTTAGTACTTTATGAAGAGTCTTAAGTCTGTTTGCCAGAAATCCATCCGGAATATCCCCGGCCGTAGAAATACCGATTAGAAGTTTGTTCCTGAATCCCTTCATGGCATTTTTCATAAGTGTATATTTTTTTGCTCCTGCTTTTTTCCATGAATGCAATTCATCCAGTATCAGGCAGTTGCAGTTTAGGGAATCCAATTTATCTTCTTGATTGGCAATTGCATACATTTCTGCCGTTCCATCTCCAAAGTCAACAGTTATGGAGTGTTCCTGGTTATTATCCCTGATCCGAAGTTTTGTTACATCTCCCCGGAGTTCTTCCATATTGTCTTTCAGGAATCCAAAGCTTTCCATTGTTTGTTTCACGGAGTTGGCGACAATGTATGTAACTGCTCCTGAACATCTGTCTAAAATACTTTTAGCCTCTGCCAGTGCTGCGCTAAACGATGTCTTTCCTTGTTTTCTAGGTAAAAAAATAAGCGCCTCATTAAAGCGCCTGATCTTGGTTCCTTTCCTGAAGAATCCAAATAGATTTACAATTACAAATTTCTGCCAGTCAGTAAGCTTCATGGGAGTTCCTTTATAGCTTACACCGTTTTTATCTTCTCCTCTGACATGGTGGATAGTCCCCTCAATCAAAGCAATTACAAAGTCAAACTGTTCCTGCCTGAAATCCAGATCATCACGTTTCAGGTCATTTAAAAACCGTTTGCTTGCAAGTATACGGTCTTCATTCGCTAGCACTTTTAAACTCGCAATCCTTTCCGCATATCTTACAGCCGTTTCGAAATGCGGGCTTGTCAAATTTGATGTATTCATTTAATTACATCTTCTGGCTTTTTAGTAACTTTGCAAAGGCGGACTCTTCTTTTTTCGGCTGTTCAATCTCCGCATTGTATGTTTTAGCATTCAGCATCAGTCGGTCAGAGTATGTTCCAATGTCTTTCCTTAGGCTTTCCAGTCCTGCAAGAATTGGCGACTTTTTACCCCCACTTTTTTCAGTTTCAACGGAAACCTCGTACCCTTCTTCTTCAAACTGCCTGCTCAAAAAATTATATTGGTACATCATATCAGCGTAAACCTCAATTACCTGATTATACTGGGTTTTGTACGTTCCCAATGCTTTCATGTAATCAATCGTTCTTCTCTTGATCGTTTCCCTTGTCGGTATATTTCTCGCCACTTCTTGTCACCTCTTTTCTGATGGGAAAAATATTTTCAGGGTGCCGCGCTATTGGAAACAGTTCCCTAAGCCGGTTCCCGGTGGTTTATTTTTTATTGCTAAAGGGAGGGGGATATATCTCAAACTCGTAGTTTCTGCACCATACATGCATTTCCTTTTTCCCATTCTTCAAACTCCTTCCTTCTTTTGTTCTGCCAGTATCTTCCTCTGTCAGTAAGCTTTCCTGTTGCTCTGTCATGGAATGCGTCATGTCTGCTTCCGGATACACTAATCAGATTCCAGTCTGTATAAGCCAGTTCTGGGTAATCCTCTAATGGATATATGTGGTGCACAGTAGTGGCTTCTTCATGCTGTCCATACAGCTTAGCCTCTTGACATTTATATCCATCTCTCCTCAGGATTAGTTTTCTCTTGCGTTTCCATCGCTTACTATTGTAGAACGGCTTTGCAAACTCTTTTGCCATAACTTCCACCTTTCTTCTTATTCTGCCTGCTGCCAGATGTGCATAAAAAAAGGCACCCCCAATAGAGTGCCTTCTCACTTTATATAATTTTGCATATTATCATTATATATCGGTCAGTCGGACCATGCAAGGACATCAATTTGACATTGTTTGTCAATCTAACATAATGGCATCTGCACCAAATAAATATATGCTCAGCAGTCCGGTCAATTCAGTTATCCATCGTCTTACCGTTCTATCCGCACAACTTAATTCCCTGGCTATATCTTCTTGTGCTACTTCATCCAGATAAAACAGTTTAAAAGCTGTATATTTTTCAGGAGTCCCTTTCTGTCTCTGTTCTTCTTCCAGAAGAGTCAAACATTTATCTATATGTCCAATCATAACGATGCTTCGAAGTTTGCTATTGATGATGCTATTGATGAAAATATCTTCCGAAGTAAATTCCTCCAATTCATCAGCATTATCCATATCTGACAGTTCTGCCACTCCCTTTTCCACACTCTCACATATTCTATTATAGTTCTCCATGAGCTTTTTGGCATTCTGGAATACTTTTGCCCGTTTATTCTTTTTTTGCGATTTAGAATACTCCCTCACTGCCTCCACGGCCGCTGTTTTGGCCAACTGCTCTGCTGTCTCTTTATTCATTTACTCCTGCTCCTCTCTTTATGTCATACTTATCGGCCAAATAATCCACCACATCCAGATGTCCTGCACTCCTCAACTGCTGATCCAGATCAGTCGGTATCGGATCAGATAATCTCATGCTCCCATCCATTACATGCTGTAGCATATAATTCATCAGATCTATCCACCTAACATCATGAATATTTGCCTGCGACAGCATCATCCGGCCAGCCTGATACGCAGGAGCCTTGAACCATTCGGCAGCCTTTGTATCTGGTATGTTTTCGGCCAACTTTCTGCGACGGACTTTGCTTGCCTGTTTTAGTTCTCCGTAGCTTCTTCCTTTCCCCAATTTATCAACTCCTTTATGCCGCGGCCCCGAACTGCATGAATGCATTTTTAACCTGTTGTGGCCCACGGTATGCATAATGTTTATT